CGTTGCGTCTCGAAGTGGAGATCGCAGAGCAGGCATGGCGCGAGCGAGCATGGCCCGGTTCACTCGAAGAGGCATTGTCGGCTTTGTACGGTGACGCTCTAGATGCGGGTGACGGCGCATTGGCGACGACCCGTATCAGTTTCCTAGAGCGCATGCGCATGGTCAACGGGATGCTGGGTTCGACCAAGTATTACACCAACGAATATTTCAACACTCAGGTGATGCCTGCGGTGATTGACGCTGTTGATGCAGCGACGGTCAACCAAGGCCGCAACGCTGCTATCGACGCGATCAGACAGGTGCTGGACAGGCGTCTGCGCTCAGTGCCCTATTGGAACATTGTCGCCAACGCGGCGGTCTCACGCTCCTACCATTATGGCCTGATCCACTCTGGCGTGCGCGCGGGTTACCGCTTCGTGCAGTTCAGCGCCGTGCGCGATGATAAGACTTCCCAGATATGTCTCGACATGGACGGCAAGCAGTGGAGCGCGATGGACCTGTTGAATTTGGTCGACCGCATGGCGCAGGCGGGCGTTGCCGAGTTGAAGCGCATGGCTCCGTGGGTGAAGCCAGCCGAGATCGCAGGAAAGACAGAGACCGAGCTGCTCGACATGGGTGTGTGCATCCCGCCGCTGCATGGCCACTGTCGGAGCCAGCTCACGTTCGTCGTCTAGGAGGTTGCCATGCGTTTGCTCGATCTTGAACCGCATTGGCTGATGTTCGAGGGGCGTCGCGTAGGCTTTATCTTCCGCTGCCCGCTTCCCGGCAAACAAGACTGCTGGCAGACATGCTTCGTTGAGAGGTTCTACCTTTTCAAGAGCCGCAACGGGCAGCACATGAAAGGCCCCGATGGAGAGTGGCTGGGGAGTGCCCCTGATAGCCAGTGCGGGATAATTTTGAACAATATGCCAATGCTCCGTGAGCCGGGAAATGCGTGCAACTGGCAGAGCTGCAATCCGGACTGCCAGTGGACTGTTGCAGGTGGAATAGAGAGCGCCAGCTTCGAGACAATCAGCGTTACACCATCGCTGGACGGCAGCGCGGGCGGCAACTGGCACGGTTTCATTACTGACGGCCAGATCGTCGGAGGCATATGAGCCGCTTGCAACGGGTTGCAATGAAGACTTGACGACGCGCACGCGCTGACGGTAATGAGGGCGCAATCTACATTTGTGGATGCTTCGAGACTTATGGAACAAGAAGCCCGTAACCGGATCGTTCGGATCAAGCGCGTCGACGAAGACAAGAGGATTGTCTACGCCGAGGTGTACGCGCCGTACGTTCTCGACACCTACGGCGAGTTCATGGTTCCCGAAGACATCGAGACCATGGCGCATCGCTTCATGTGCCTTGACCTCAGGGAGGTGATCGACACCAACCACGACAACGTCCCCAACGGCTCGTTCCCGGTCGAGAGCTTCATCGCTCGTGACAACGACCCGGACTTCACCGAAGGTGCGTGGGTTCTGGGCGTGAAGATCGTGAGCGACGAAGTTTGGGACAAGATCGTGCGAGGAGACCTCAATGGCTACTCGTTCGAGGCGATGGTGAAGCTGGTCGAGTATGATCTGGATGTGCAGGTCGTGCGCGATCACTTCGGCGAGACTGCCACTCTTCGCGGGGTTGACCACGAGCACATGTTCTTCGTGCAGGTCAATGAGAAGGGCCGCGTCGTGCGCGGCTATACCAGCGAGGGGCCTGACGGTCACGTACACGATATCAAGCATGGCACTGCGACCGAAAAGGCCGGAGCCGACAACCACGCCCACCGCTTCGAGCTGGGTGTCGTGATGGGAGCTTAGCCGTGCTGATCAAACCCATCTCGCGCCAGTACAAGGCGAAGGCGCTCACCAACCCCTTCCCGAGCTACGTCTCGTTGGTGAAGGCAGGGGCCAACCAGCGCCCGATCAGGGCAATCAAGATGGCCGGGTTCAAGGCCGAGGAGATCAGTGACATGAAAATCCAGCGCGCCGACGCCAAGATCGCCGCCATCGTTTCGACCGGCTTCGATCTCGTTTCGCTGAAGTTCGACAGCGCCCAGTTCTCCGACGAGGATGCCGTCAAGGCGTGGCTCGACGCTGGTGGGTACGAGGATTACCAGATCGTCGCCACCAAGAGCGGCTTCGAGGTGATCAACGGCGATGCTCGCGTCGAGACCGGCACGGCCCAGATGGTGCGCGCCGACGAAGGCGTGAGCGCTTTCATCGCGCGCACCCATGTCACGCAGGAGAGCGGCGCTGCCCAGACCAACGACGCGTCGAGCGGCGCGGACGTGGTCGACGCGACCGTGTCCAAGGGCGAAGGCGAAGCGGAGGGTACTGCCGATGCTACCGCCGAGGACGGCAAGGGCGGCAAGATCGGCGACGCACTGCTCAATTCGCCCGGTCACACCGAAGTGATCTTCGATGACGAGGCGGTTATAGCTCGTGCCCAGTCCGACAGCGGGATCACTCCAGAAGATTGGGCCAAGCTGTCTGACGCGGTGCGCGAGGAGAGCATCGCCAAGGCGCGCGAGGCACTCGAAGCAGAGCAGGCCGCCGTGGCAACGGAGCAACCCGTTGCAGGAGAAGGCGACGGTGGCGAGACGGTCGAGAAGACCGAGGAAACCGCAGAGACGCCGAACCCGGATGCGGAGCTGCTTTCGCAGGCGACAGCCAAGCTCGACGAGCTGCGGGCTACGTTCAAGCTGGAGACGACCGCCAAGCGTACGTCGATGTACGTCATCGGCTACATCGCTGACGCGATCACGACCATGGGCTACCTGCTTCAGGAGAGCGACTGGAACGGGCTATCTCCTGAGGTCGAGCAGTCACTGAAGAACGCGGCGCGCGAATGCCTAGCAGCCTTCTTGCAGGCGTCTACGGATGTTGCGGCGACCTATCAGGACGCACTCGATCTGGTCGAGGACAATGACGGCGCAGCCGGTGGAGCGGTCGTGAAGACCGAAGAGACACCGGCTGCGCCGCAGGTCGATATGGCCGCCATCGGTGAGATGATCGCCACGGCGGTGAAGGATGCCATCGCACCGGTTACCGGTGCGGTAGCTGAGGTCAGTCAGAAGATGGCGGAGGTCTCCGAGACCGTCGCCACCGTAAAGACCGATCTCGATGCACGGGTGGACGCGCTCGAAACGCGCGGTCAGGCCCGTAAGGGAGAAGTCACTCCTCCCGTTGTCGAGCGCAGCCAAGAAGAGAAGCCCCCAGTCAAAGCCCACCGTGGCATGCTGGCGGCACTCGGCAGTCGTCGCGCCAACGAGGCTTAGGAGCATCACCCAAACGAACCATCACGGCCCACCCGTGTAGAAAGAAGGAATACCATGGATAAAATTCAGCGCGCTGATCTGGCCCTTGCGGACCTGACGGCAAACGGTGGCGTCCTGAACCCCGAGCTTCAGGATACGTTCTACCGGAAGATCATCGACGAGCCCACGTTCATCAAGCAGACCCGCACGGTCCCGATGAACGCGCCCGAGATGAAAATCCCGAAGATCGGGTTCGGCAGCCGCGTCATCCGCCCGGCCCCGAACACGGGCTCCGGTGGTTACGTCGACGGTGGCGACAACACCCGCTGGCTGCGTGCCGCTGATCGCGTGAAGCCGGACTTCGGTCAGGTCGATCTCACCACGAGCGAGATCATCTCCGAAATTCACATTCACGACGACCTGCTCGAAGACAACGTCGAGCGGGAGCAGATGGCCGAGACCATCATGACCCTTCTGGCCGAGCGTATTGCGCTCGACCTCGAAGAGTTCGTGCTCAAGGCGGACAAGTCGCTCACCGCGACTGACCCGCTGCTCGCGCTTCAGGACGGCGTCCTGAAGATCGCCACGTCGAACGTGGTGAACGCGGCTGGCGCTCCGGTCAGCATCGACGTGTTCAACAACATGAAGAAGGCGTTGCCGACGCGCTTCCGGCGCAACCTGTCGCAGCTTCGCTTCCTCACGTCGATGAACGTCGAGAGCGATTATCGCGTGCAGGTCGCAGGTCGCGGCACCAGCCTCGGCGATCAGGTGCTCACGGGCTCCGTCGCTCTGCCGGTCCTCGGCGTTCCGCTTCAGGGTGTTGCCCTGATGCCGGAGGCGAACGGTCTGCTGATCAACCCGTCGAACGTCATCGTCGGCATTCAGCGGAACATCCGCATCGAACGCGCCCGCGACATTCGTGCGCGTAGCTGGATCATCGTCGTGACGATGCGTCTCGGCTTCGCCATCGAAGAAGAGCTGGCGGTTGTGAAGCTGACCAACCTCGGCTAAACAACGCTGATGGGAAGGGACGGCTACTGATGTGGCCGTCCCCTACCTAAGCAGAGGCAATCCCACACGGGTAGCAAAGGAAGAAGAGAATGGCGGACGAGACGGAAGGCGGCGCAGTCGCCAACAAGGTCGAAGTCGAGGCGACGCTGGTTCATGGCGAAGTCTACTACCTCGGTAACAAGGTTTTTCATCACGGTAAGCCGGTCCCAGTGACCGACGAAGAGCGGGAGATGCTCGAAGACGAGGAGCATGCTGCTGACGTGCTCACGGTCGGTCGTGAAGGCGACAGCCATGTGCGGCTGAAGTTTTCGTTCGCGCCGGTCGGTTCTGGGCAGGATGCCGTGAAGTCACGAAGCGAGGCGGAAGCTCCGTCGCCGCCGCGCCGCGTGCGGGCTGCTGGCAGCCGCTAATTACTTCCCCGAGCGGGGAGGTTGACGGGGCGGGTAGTCGACGAGACTGCCCGCCCTTTTGGTTGAGGAGGACGAGACGTGGACTTGCAGTCGATCACCAGCCTGCCCCTTGTCACGGTCGCTGACGTGATGGACTTCTGTGAGTTGGGTCAGAGCAAGACGCAGCTCGCAGGCAGCTTGGCTATGGTTGCCACTCGCATGATCGAGAAAGAGTGCTCTCGCGCGTTTGCCCCTCAGAGCGCACCCATCGTCGAGCTGATCACCGCGAGACAGACGATCAGCACCCGGTATGATTGGGAAGGTTTTGGCGAGATCACCATGGGAGGCAGCGGCCTGATCCGGATATCGAAGCCGCAGAGCCACCAGCTCCTAGGCGTCAATATCGATCCTGCATCCGTGCAGGTGTGGTACGATCCCACACGCCAGTTCACCGACGATACGCTGTTCGACCCCACCGAGGGCGACTATTTCATGGAGGGGGACACGCTGGTCATCCAGCGCGGCACGCATTACTCGCAGCGCACGCTCAAGGTCAGCTATACCAGCGGGTTTCCAGTGGTCGCAGAGAGCGGCACAGAGCCGGAGCACTTGGGTTCTGTGCCGGAGGAGCTGCGGCAGGCGTGTCTATTTCAGGCAGCGTTCCTGAAGATGCGCGCCAAGCCCGATAACATCGGCATGGAAGGCGAGCGGACCAAAACCACCAAGGGCACCAACAATATCATCGCCCCGTTCACCGTGCTGGGCGGCCTGTGTCCGGAAGCTGCGGCGTTCGCCGATCCGTACAAGCGGGTGTTGATAGGCAACTCGTGATCACAGTCGAGATCGAGGTCGGCGGTCAGCGCTTCGAGAACATCGAGAACGCCTTCAAGCAGCTCGGTGACAAGCTGGAGCACGTTCTAGACGAGGCTCCACCGATCCTAGGCAAGTCGCTCGGCGATGCGTTGCAACAGGTTGCAAAGAAGTTGGCCGAGATGCACGGCAATCCGTGGAACGGCGAAGTAGCATCGGGAAGCCAGTTTCTTCAGGTTCGCAGCGGCGAGGGTTTGCGTTCGATCCAGAAGAGCATCGAAACCAAGATCGGAAAAGGCGAAGATTTGGTCGCGGGGCAGATCAGCGCCGGATCGATGGGTATACACGAAACAGGCGGGGTCATCCGGGCTACACGCTCGAAATACCTGACGATCCCCTTGCCCGATGCGATGGATGCGCGCGGCATACCGCTGAAGCCCCGTGCAGGGGACTGGGACAACACGTTTGTCGCAAGAAGCAAGGCAGGCAATCTCCTGATCTTTCGACGCGGCCAAGCCTCTCGGAAGATCACTCCGCTGTATCTGCTCAAGACCGAAGTGAAGATACCGCCGAGGCTGCATCTGGAGGATACCATCACCGGCACTGGCCTGCCATATTTTGAGAGCCGGGCGCTGGAGGATATCAGCAAGTTGTTGGAGAGGTTCTGACATGCCTGTTTATGACGAGACCGTGAGGAAGCTGGCGCTGAATAGCCTGAAGCAAAGGTTCTTGGACCAGCGCAAAGGTGTCGACGGGGCCGCGATCACGTGGGACTTCGTGAGCAGCGATCCCTTGACCGAAGACCAGAAGCAGGCTGGTAATGCGATGGGCGTCTATCCGACGACTACGCGGACCAAGCAGATCGTCGGCTGGGACGAGCACTGGATGCGGGTTATTTTCGAGTTTCACGTCAAGGTGCTCGACGGCGACAGCCCTTCTGATGCTTTGGAAGATGCATTGGGCGAGGTGCAGCGCGTGGTGTTTCTGGATACCAATTGCGGCGGCCTCACCATCGATATCAACGAGGTGGGTAGCGATACAGAGATCGGCCTGCCAACGGATCGCGTCGCTCAAGGCGGACTGGCCGTGGATGTTCGCTACCGGCACCGTACGGGTAACCCGTATGCGATGTGATCTACACGTCTTGACAGCGGGATGCCTGATGTCCGATAACGCGGCGCAGTAGGGCACTCGTGCCGTCTACACCTTATTCGCTTAGGAGACAGACATGAGCGGCTTGCTGACGAGGAAAGGCTCTCTGCGCTTCGGCCTCGAAACGACGCTGGGCGTCAACCCCGGCCTGACCGGCGCGGGTGCCATCGAAGTCGAAGACCCGAACTTCACCACCGACATCAAGATGCTTCAGCGGAAGTACTCGACCAACGATCTGTCGCCGTTCTCTCAGCGCGTCGGTCGCATCCTCGCTGGCTTCGAGTGGAAGACCAACCTCGGTGGCAACGGCCTCGTCCAGTCCGGCCTTGCGGCGGATATCCCGATCCATGCCAAGCTGCTCCAAGCCTGCGGCATGCAGCTCACGCAGATGGACGGTGCGGGAACCAACAACAATTCCGGTCCGGTCGTTCCGAATTTCGACAACCCGTCGACTTCTCCCCTCGTAACGTGGGCCAAGACCGCCACGGCAGTGACCATCACCGCTCCGGTGTTTCTCGTCCTGACGGTCGTGACGCCGGGTGCGTCTGGTGTCGCCACCATCTCGGTGACC